GCCGTAAGTGGTGAGATTCTTCTGTATTTTATTGAGATTGGCTTGAAGCTCTTTGTCTTCCAAGCCAAGACTGACGAACAATCGGGCTAGTTCCCTTGCCATATATCTACCTCATTGCGGGTTAGTTTCGTTTTCTACCACCTTGCCGCCCAGGGCGGCGTTAATAATCATCATCTGGTTGAACATTGCCTCCGGAGTCTGTTGCTTCGGTTTTATCTTCGGCATGAAGTCTGTCGGCTTGAATGTTTTATCCGACTTCTTCGTGCGGTGAGTGTTGGCGATTACCGAGGCAACAAGCCCGGCTCTCCAGTTCAACCACTCCTGCTCATTGCCATAGCGGTCAGCCAGGGTATTGAACTGAGCCAGGGTCAAATGCCAGAACTCTTTCTCCGAGAGATGAAGGCAATAACGACCGTAAGACCAGAGCTCTAGCCAGCCTGGTCTTTCTGCGCTAAAGGGGCGTCTTCTTCCTTCCCCTCTTCAGGCATGGCGTTGTCAAAGGCTTGTCCTATCAATGCAGTTATACCCTTAATCCGGTCAGGGGTAACCCACTTCCCTACCTGCTTGATCGTAAGCATTTCATCCTCATGGAGCAGGCACGCCCAGAGCAGAGCGCGGATATCCTTAGTCGTAGGGTTTTTAGCAAAAGACGCTATCGTCGCTGGATCCAGAATGTTCTTGCCCGTAGCTTCTTCATAGGAAACCATGGCATTCATATCCATGAGCAAATGCCGTTCCTTGTCCAGGACAATAGTAACGGCTGGTCTTACCTTTTTGAGCATGGTTCCTCCTTAAACAATAAAGGGCGGGGTTGTTCGCCCCGCCCTGCTGAATTTATAACCCGCTGGGTTATTACGGTCTGGAAACGTAGATGGTATAGGTCTTCGCCATCTTGCCGGTTTCCTTCACCTTGACGGTGACGGTGGTAATAGTTCCGGCTGAACCGAGGTCTATCTCTCCGGACTGCGCGCCGCTGGTTACCGTCTGCTCGGAAGTGCCGTTGCTGATAGTGATAGTATGGCTGCCGGCAGTCGGCGTCAACTTGATGTAGGTTGAGGCGGTGTTGACCGCGACAACATACGATAGAGTGCCGATAGCGAAAGTCGGGTTGAAGGTCAGGGCGGCGCCGGTGTTTTCCTCAATGCCGGTTAGTGAAGCCATGCCAGTTGAAGCGGTGACTGCCATCACCGGGACTCCGGTTAATTTCAAAGTAACCGAGATACCAAGCTTATCATCAAAAGGGAAGCTCGGTTCAACGCTGGTAACAATAGCGGTTGCCGTCCAGGTAAAGGCGGCTGCCGTGGGTCCGGTGATTACCGCCGTTCTCGCTGTGCCTGCTTTGTAATCAGCTACCAGGGCGATTATGCCGTTGGTATCGCCGGGCACAAAGTTGAGGTCCAGCGTGATTTCCCCGCCGTCTTTCAGCCCGGACAGGTATTCACGGAAACCGCCGGTGGAATCGTGGCTGGTCATTTCCTTGGCGTCAGCCTTCATGGATGGTCCGGTCAGGTTTACCACCTCGGCGAGCGCCTGGCTGTTCCAGGACAGTGTAGTGCCAAAAGCTAGATATCCATTGCTCATTTAAGTGTCCTCCAATAATATTTCTTAAGAAATAACTTCCACTTCAAATTCAGTCCCCAGGTAAGTTGTTCCCGCCCAGGTGATAGGACCGAAGCCGCTGTTACTGACTACCATGGCGTCTACATCAATTCCTCCTAGCGTCCTATCGCCTTCTATCGCCGCCTTGATTGAGGCGGCGCCGGTTGGCTCCATGAGCGGGAGTAGTTTTGCCAATGCCGAGGGCTGGTCCTGTTTGGTCATCAACACCAGGATCCGGAACGTCGGGCGCCACTGGTTGCCGTGAGACCCGTGGTACTGGATTGTACCCGGGAGTATCAGGGCTACCGGCGGAGCATTCACCTGGTCCGGTATCTCGTCAGGAGCATACACCTGACGGAGGGAAGTAGCGGCGATTGTCTGCAGCCGTGTTTTCAGTCCGTCTCCGATGGTTTCTATTGTCGCCATTATCTTGCCCTCATATTGAGATACATGCTGATTACATTAGCCACGTCAGGGTCAAGCTTTTTATAATACTGGAGATCGCCGGTCTCCGCGCTGCCGACAACATCCTGGAAGGCGCTGTCTTTGCGCTTGAACCATCTCATGGCTTGTATCAGCGTTCCTAACTTGATCATCTCCGGATAGGTGTAGATGTAAATGGTATCTCCGGCAAGGTGAGCCGCGGCGGCTGTGCCGTTCTGGTTGCGTGTCGGGTTAGCCAGGAAAGTCAGGGTATCAGTTGATATTGCTGAGATATACAGCTGCTCCGAGCCGATCCGGACCGTCTGCCCGACGGAGAACAGAGCGCCTTTGCCGCTTGCCAGGGCGTGGGTCAATACCGAGTTGGTCATCCCGCCGGTATTCAGTACCGCGCCGCTGTCCTTGTAAGGCGTTGCCGAGTCAGCAAATCCAAACGTGCCGACAATCTGCACGCCCTTCTTTGCGCCGTTATTGAAGGTGGTAAACTCGGAGGTTTCCCGAGTGGATATCTCCGCTCTCAGTTTCGGGTATTCGTTGATTTGTCCGGGTAAAGGATAAAGCTGATAATCTTCGTCAGCTGTCCAGGAGTTCTCGTATGTGCCGTCCAGGTCGTCATCCGTCTTGAAAGTTGTAATGGTGAGCACGTCATCCAGAAATAGCATCTGGTCCGCGCCGTCATAGTATCTTGTGCCCTCTTGAACGTAGAAGAAGCGCTTCACCCAGTTATCAATAGCGCGGGAAGCGGCTTCAAGCAGTATAAGCAGGATAGCGTCATCGTTGGTATCGGTTGACGCTATCTGCAGCTGTCCTTTTATTGTGGTGAGGTCATTATATAAATTGCTCATAGGCTACCCTCAATAGTTTTCTTCAAGCCTTCTTCGATTGCCCTGCGCACGCGGTCTTTGACAGACTCCCAGGCGCGGAAGAAGAAGGGATACGCCGGAGCCGGATGAGGTCCGCCGTGCCCGTATTCCACGAGATGTCCATGCGGAGCCTTCCCGCCCCGGATACCGGCAAAACCGGCTACCGGATAAACTGTTGTCTCCGGCATAGACTTGGCATAAGCCGCCCCTTTCAGATTGCCGGTTAGACCGCGGGGAGCTGCTTGCCGGACTGCGTCCCGGACTACCTGAGCCTGTTCCATGAGCAGCTTCTGTTTCTCCGCGCCCAGGGCTTTCAACATCTTGTTGGTGTTGCGCTCCAGCTCATCCAGCCCTTTTAGCTTGATAGTCGCCTTCATTTCTTGGCTACACCGGTAGCCAGCGTTACCGCCGGTATCTGTGCACCGGTGATAGCCTCGGTATCCTTCTGCCCGGTGAAGGTGTAAGTATCCACCTTGTCTTTCAGGTTGACGGTTACTGCACCAGAAGAAACGGCGATATTACCCCACTGGTTACGGGGAACAGATTTATAAACGTCTGCGATGTTCATCTTTTACTCCTATGCCAGACTGCGATAAGTTACTGAGACTGAGTAGATATAGCTCAGGTCAGTGGCCACGCTGCCCTTTACGTAAAAGGTGTTAAGCCCCTTGAGCAAGGCGTTAGCCAGGAAACTCTCAGCAGTTGCCCCTGAAGCGGTGAAAATATAATCCCCTGAACCAAGCCCGTTAGGGCAGAGGTCAATTCTTGGTGCGCCCGTTCCTTGAACCCTGAGTGCGGCATGGTAGCTGGCAAAGCCGTCATGGTTGAAGGTAATTATATTGTCCTCCCAGTCTGTGCCGACTGTGCCGACAGCTTCCCAAAGCTCAACCACACTGATAACCGGACTATGATTGCCAGGACTCCAGAAGAAGAAGTAGAAGGTGTGAGATGCACCGTCTTTCAGCAGGTTAAAGATTACCTCTTTTGTGCCCACCAAAGTATCCTGCACGCTCAACTGGTTGCCGGTGCTGGAATAAGTCAGGTCAAAGAGCATGTGGTCTGCGTCCTGAGCGGCCACGTACACCCTGCACTTCAGGTCATGTGTGCCGTCATCGCTGTCTATCGTCACGGATAAGCGAGCGCCTATGCGGGCTACTGCTATCTTGGCATTGGACGGAGCAGTCAGGGTCAACGCAGAACTGTAATCAGCGTTGCCTACGCCCGAAGCCTCAGCCGTAGCGGTGATTGTCTTGGTAGCCGCTTCCAAATCAGTGGTATCTTTCAGCCCAGGCGCATAGCGGTAGTTGGTATAGCTTTCCTCGTCTATCTTGTCCGTCTGTGTTTTAACCAGGTCAAGTTCGGCTTTTACGCTGTCATCGGCAGCCGCGCCGCCGTCTCCGGAATACCCGCCGAGCTTATCCGAAAGGGCTTCTGCTGAGTCAGTAGCTTTATCAAAGGTGTTCCCGCCTGCCGCTTTACTCAGGACATCGTTAAGACTTCCTGCTTGCGGGCTGGCCGGTACCTGAGTGTTCAGCGCCGTATCTACCTGGGCGTTAATGTCGCCTAGTGCGGTAGAGTTGAAGGTTACGTTGCTGTCTGATTTTGGAACCTTGCCAAGCTCGGTGATAATTGTCGCTATTTCAGTATCCATATACCCGGCAATAGTTGTCAGGTTAGTAAGGATAGTGCCTATATCCGTACCGAGGTCTCCTGACGAGTCCCACCGAGCGCCTAGAATGGTATCAAGGTCTCTGGCAAGATCGCCGAGTTTAGCTGTCAGACTGACCAGGGTATGAGCGTCAGGGTTGCCTATCCGGGTAGCCAGCGCCGTAGCCGGATTGCCGAGTATAGCAAGGATACTGCCAAGTGCTGAGGCTGAAGCGTCCCCGATGTCTGCAAAGATAGCGGCTACATCAGTCCCGAGGTCGCCGGAAGCGTCCCACCTTGCTCCCAGGATAGTATCTATATCTCTTGCCAGGTTGCCGAGCTTGGCGGCAATACTGGTCAGAGTGTCTGTTGCCGGATTGCCGATGATTGTTCCCAGGGCGGCAAAAGCGGCTTCAACCGTTGTCCGGGTGCTCCCTCCGATTGAGGGGTTGAAGATGTTCGTGCCGTCGCAACCGATAACAGCCAGGTAGTCCTGCAATACCTGCTCAAGATTAGTCCGCGCAGTATTGTTATTTACCTGGGTATTCATCGCCGCGCCGGATGCTACGAAGTAGGTAGCAAAAGCAGCTAAGGCAAGCTCAAGGTCAGTCCGCGCGCTTCCCTGAATCGTCGGGTTGAAGATATTAGCGCCGTCAGCCGCAAAAAGGACGGCAAACTTCTGGAAGATCGCATTGAGCGAAGCGTTAGCGGAATTACTGATGTTGGTATAGGCATCATAGTCATCGCCGCCTACCAGTGAGGTCAATATTGCCCGGATAGCCTCAGCCAGGGAGACGCCATCGGTAATATCCGTTGCTCCCGGGAAGGATGATATACCGGCTGCGCCGGCCAGCTCGGAAAGGATGGTCTCGACGTTGGTATCTATGTTCGCCGCTTCGTTGACGACATTAGCCCAGACCTTTGAGGCAACATAAGCTGTTTCACCGGTAATTGTTACCGTGATACCGCCCAGGGTGAGCTGGTAGATATCGCCTACCGCCCATTCCGCCGCGGCAAACTGGTAAGAACAGTAAACTCGCCCAGCTGCCTTGGCGAATGTGGGCTGAGTGATACCTACTGAGCTAAAGTCAGAGCCGCCGGTTGATTTCTTGAGCACCGCGGATATCGCGGTAATATCGATGTTGTCCGCGGCGATCGCGCCGCCGTCGATGTCCAGCAGGCTGACTTCAAAAGCCATAAAGCCGTTTCCTTCCACCGGCCCAGAAGATGAGAACTCAGTCCGGAGCTCCGGAGCTCCGACAAGCGCCTCGATGATGAATTCGCTTCGTTCTATGAGCGTGCCGTCACGGTTAGCGGCTACATTCGTGGTAGTAA